CGGAATACCGGGTACGTTCTCAATCGAATATGGATTGCCGTCCTCGTATCCAGCACAGACGGAGCAAACCCGGTCGTCTCCGGCCGTGATGAAATCTACCTTCTCGCCTGCGTCTTTGATCTGTTGAAGTTGAGCGTTGACATAAAAGGCGTGAGATACTGTTCCGATATAGAATGCCGCGCCTTTGCCAGCCTTGACGGTGGCAGTGATGGCCTTCTTGATCGTTGAGTCTTTTGTCTTTTCCTTGATGAGGTGGCCGATATGGATGACGAGATCCCCCGCTAATCCAGCCAGAATGATGGCGACCGTGGTGTCCGTGCCAGTCCAGTACTTCTCGGATCGCTTCAACGCTGCAAGCTCGCTGGAGGCTGTATCTTCTAAGCCTGGCACCTTGATACCATGAAACTGGTTGATGACCGCTCCGGCGCTCGTAGTGCCCTCTGCTGAGGACTTGGCGTGTGTGTCGGCGACGATTTTTTTAATCTCGCCCGCCAAGTCGGGATAATCGGACAGAAGCTTCGCTAAGATGGCGGTGATCTCCGTTTTAGCCTTCTCGCCGGTCTCATTGGTTAGCGTGTCGAACAGAACATCCACCGGCAGAACCGCAGCTAGTCGGTGGACCCACTTGAGGACGGCAAGTACGGCAGTATGCTCCAATCTGTCTCTTCGCATGAACAGTTTATCGACCAAACCGGCCATGCCTCCCTTGGCCTCAATAAGATCGAATGGGAGTTGAGAAGTGCAATCGGAGATAATCCGATAGAGATCCTGGGTTCGCTGTGACGGTTGGTGGTAGTGTTCACTGTAGCCATACGAAAATGCTTCGGTTAGTGAGACGAGATACGATGCTTTCCAAAAGTCCAGTCCTTGCGATGAGGCTTCAGACGCCTTGTCGGGGTCAGTCTCTTCTGAAACTTGTGAGGCGAAGCGTCCGACCATGATCCTCTCTGACCAGTCATTGTGGGGGCGATGCGCTTCTGAAAGTGAAGATCAGATCCTGCTCCGAGGCGCGGCTCTACTGGCTTGACGAATAGTTTGATTACCGTGCGTTTAGAGCCGATCGGCGACGGCCCAGCCACAGCAAAATCCTGTGTGCCAGCCGGGTATCCGCGCGCCCTCTGCTGCGCCAGCCTCAGTTGTCTTGCCGGTGATCGTGCCTGCTGGAGGTGCTCAACTCGACGCACAATGCTAGCAGATATAGAAGCAGAAGTTCTCGGCGAAGCCATCAACCCACTTCCTTTTGAACCATGGCCGCGGCCGAAGCAGCAGTCATTGGCTCACCAGGAATTGAATAACCCTGAATGGGGCCACCGTTGACGCCGTTGTTAGCCTCGACATATTCCACTTCGTACAGGTAACCAGTTTCTTGGAAGTTACTGCTCACTGTCATGGGCTAGAAGCTCCTCTAGAATCCTCGCTTGGCGCGCCTCGCGGTGTGCCTCGTAGGAATCACGATAGGCTAAATGATCGAACGGTTCTTGATGCAGAAGATAATCTAGCGGAGACTCTTCGGTGCTCTTAGGAGACTTTGGAGTGGTCGGATTAGGCGCAGCACCAACCGCCTTAGCGTCTGACGCCTGACCAGCTGAAATGATAGCAGCAAGGTTAGCGGCAGATAGATCTGACATATCGCGCCATGCAACCAAGTTCTGACGGTCAACGAGAACCGGAATGTCTCCACCAACGGTAGGTGGTTCGCCAACATCGACGCGTCCTCTATTGACCGACCAGAGGCCGTTTCGGATACGAATATCGCGGATCTGCTCAATAGTCATGTCGTCACGCCAGTCAACCTCACCGAACTTGAGGTGCCAGTCTTTGACACCGTAGCTCAGGTAAAGGAGGCGAAAGGAGAACTTCTCAAGGATCAACTCACTGATCGGACCACAGGTGTTCACACGGAATGACCTGTCTTGGGATGTACCTTGCCCGCCGCCGATGTTGGCAGACTCGATAACCCCCACCTTGGATGGCGGTACACCGAAGCCAGAGATGATCTCGTCACGACAGGCCGTAGCCACGCCGTCCCATTCTTGCAGCTTGTTGGTGCCCAGTTCTTGAACAGCGGTCTGCCCCTTTGTTTCAAAGAGGTTGCCGATGTTCTTGGCGCCGAGGTTCGTGTACTGATACTGTTGCTGGAGGCGCTGTTGCACAGTAATCGGCAACGCAATCGGCCAGTCAACGTGAAGGCGGGATGGGTCGCCGCGCTTCATGGTTTCTTGGATAAGACCTTCTGTGAACAGGTAGTTCGTGATGGGAACGTAGTTCTTTTGCACGGTAGACACACCGTACATTCCGCCGCCGGGAGCGTCCAACTTAACGTGGATCACCTCGTGAGGGGCAAACGTAGCGACGAGGCCGTTGTCCATTGCCTGATAGTAGCCGAGAACCACGCCGTGTCCATCGTTGAGGATGTTCATGGTTTGCGGGTCAAGAGGAAATAAGGCGATGGGCGACTTGTTGAGGTAGACGACCTCGGTGAATGAGTCACCAAAGATCAATAGATCGGTCGCCACCATACGAAAAAGCTGACGAGCGTCCTCTTCCTCATTGATGTACTGAAGAAGCTTCTGCACCGCCTGGACCTGCACTGGAGGCTTGGGAATCTCTGCGCCCTCTAGAGAGAGGCTGTTGGGCACACATTGCACTCCACCTGCGGTAATCGTGCGGGCGATAACGTCCACGCAGTCGGCCACCCAGGTGCAAGAAAGATAGGACTGGAAAAGTTGCTGCATCCAGTTCGACCTGGTGAGAGCGCCAGCGACGGTAGATTGGCCTGGATTGTCAACGGTAGAACCGCCAATTGGAACACCAGATACCCAACCCTTGCGCCCAGCAATAGCAGCATCTGAAACCTGTGGGGTTCCGATAGTCGGCGTGCGCGCAGCCGCTTCGTTAATCTGCTGGCTAAGCCTAGTTAGCGCCATGGAATCTCCGTCAGAATTTCATACCGAGGTTACCGACAACGAACCGCCCGAATGCCTGCGGCTGCGCTGGGAGATAGGCTGCGTTTTCCTCTTCGTGTAGGCGGCGTATATCCTCTGGGGATATGCCTTTTTCGTTTTCATACAGTACGGGACCACCGGACATACCGGCTATCATGCACATATAGCGCCAGGCATCTGGCATGTGATCTTCGCCCTTGGTATCGGCGTCGTCTGGGTTGTTCTTATCGCGTTCTAGGGCGGGTATCGTCTCTACGAAAACAGGGCAACAGTCTCCAAATACATGCAGCATGGGACAGGTTTCGTCCGTGTAATCTGGGTCGGCTGCGTGGTATTCGCACACCAAGCCCTCGTTGAGGAAGTGATGACAACGTGCCCAACCGTTCGGACGGTTGTTGTCGGCTTTCATAATACCGCAGCCCTCCATACCATACACATCAGCTATGGTCATTGGGGTACCACGGTTTGCCCACATAGCGGGGTCGGCTGCTCTTATGACCTCGGTCTCCTGAGCGGACTCCTCTTCGGAGAGTATACCAACCGCCTGCGTCCGCGCGTCCATGCCGGTTCCGTAAAGTTCACGGTATACCCACATACGTCCGTTTTCGTCTACCGCGCTCCACACGGCAGCGAATGGTGCGTGAACACCGTAGTCAACGCCAGCGTAACGCTGCCATTCGACCGGAAGGAGGTTTCCGTCTTCACGCTTGAACTTATTGCAGCTGTCGATGACGTGACGATCATAGCGCCATTGTTCGAAGAACTGGCCGATCTGAGCATCCCAGTCACCATCACGCATAGCAGCCCGGCGAGCGGGATCATCTATGGCGTCTAGTTGCTGTTTATACTCTTCCTGGTTGATGTAGGGGTTGTCGGTGTAGAGAGCGGGGACGTATGCAACGGTACGGCCGGTAGAGTCGGTTGCGACTTGCTTGCCCTTTTGGGTGGGCTGAATGAAGCGTTGCTTGAGATATGACCCACCTGTTCCGCCAGGGTTCGTAAACAAGCGAATACCCAGCACAGGAATGGCTGGGTCGGCGGATCTTAGGTTCTCTTCCGAGTGCTTGATGACGACCGGAAGATTTCGAGAAGCCTCATCTATCAGAATAAGCTGATACTCACCACCGAGGATACGGGAGATGTCTAGTTCGCTTTCGGCATATGAGAAGTTGAT